AAAATTGCAAAAGAAAAAGAATGGTTTAAACAGTCAGCAAATTTCTTTATTTCTACTTCTAGGTTTGGGGCTACAACCGCTTCTAGATTTGGAGACAGAGATGTTAGAGTACTTTATGATGTGTACAATTCAAAGTTTCCAGCAAGTTGGTTTAAGTCTCACACGGACCCATTGTCAGCAAAGAATCCTGCACATAAAGCATTCCCTGCAAAGATTAGACCGGTTAACTTTCTAAGAACTAACCTTGACCTTTTAATGGCTGAGTATCCTAGACGTCCATTTATTTATCAAGTAAATAACTTGTCAGATGATGCTTTTTCTGAGTTTCAAAATGAATTAAATGCAACTTTAGAAAAGAACTTAACCGCACACTTTGAATTAAAAGTAAAGCAACAATTAATGGCCGAAGGATTAATGACTCCTGAGGGCGAACCTGCAAGCGAAGAAGCTATGCAACAAATTCAAGAAAGATTAGATAATCTTGAGTTACCAGAAAAAGTTAAAGAAACATTTCACGCTTCTTACAAAGATAAGTTAGCTATAAAAGGACAGAAAGCTATCCGTAGAGAAATGAAAACTTCCTTTGTAAAACAAACACTAAACAAATGTTTTAAACATTGGCTAATAGCAGGAGAGACTTGTAGTTTTAAAACTATTGAGTTTGGCTCTTTAAAGTATAAAGCTATTTCTCCTCTTATGTTAGACTATGACAAATCACCTGAGGAAGACTTTATCGAAGATGGAGAATGGTGCGTATATCATGAGTACTTAACAGTGTCTGATGTTGTAGATATGTACTATGAAGAGTTGACTAAGGAAAATGTACACATGTTAGAAACTACAGCTATTTTCCAATCTCCTACGCATTTATACGACCACCTTTCAAGTTCTGCTGATATTAACAAAGGAAACAAACTTAAAGTGTTTCACGTGGTTTGGAAAGGTAAAAAGAAAACAGGATTACTTACTAGAATAAACCCAGATACCGGAGAGGTAGAAGAATTAGAAGTAGATGAAAACTACGTAGTAGATAAAGAGAATGAGATTATAGAATGGAAGTGGGTAAATGAAATTTACGAAGCTACAAAACTTACATCTGACCTTTATGTAAGATTGAGACCGTTCCCTTTCCAAAGAAATGTTATGAACAATATGTCGAAAACTAAATTACCTTACAACGGTAGAAAGTATTCTGACATGCACTCACAAAACATTTCTTTAATGGAGATTGGTATGCCGTCTCAGATTATGTACATTATTGTAACGTATGCTTTAGAGCGTACTATTGCAAAGTCAAAAGGTAAGATAGTTTTATTAGACCAAAACGTTATACCTAAAAGCGACGGTTGGAATGAAGAAAAGTTTTTCTACTATGCTGAAGCTTTAGGATATGGTTTAATTAACAGAAACCAATTAGGAGTTGACAAGTCATACAACCAGTACCAAGTACTTGACCTAACTTTATTTGATTCTATCAAACAATTGATTGATTTACAACAACACTTTAAACAAGAGTGGGATGACCTTATAGGTATTAACAGACAAAGAAAAGGACAAACCTATGCATCAGATTTAGTAGGTGTAAATGAGAGAGCCACTTTCCAAAGTACTGTCATCACAGATATGATTTTCAACATGTTTGAAGAGTTTACTGAAAGAGAGTTACAAGGATTTTTAGACCTTTCTAAATTCTTAGCAATTGATGGTGTAAAGAAACTATGGAATGATTCAGAAGTTACAAACGAACTAATTGACATAGACCCAGTAGAGTATTGTAATGCAGACCTAGGAGTTTTTGTAGAATCTTCTTCAGAAGCACTTATTACAAAGAACAAGTTAGAAGGATTGATACAACCTCTTGCTCAGAACGGAACCAAAGCATCTACATTGTTTTCTATACTTAGATCTCAGAATGTCGCAGAGATGGAAATGAAACTTAAGAATTTAGAAGAAATAGAGGCGCAAGCAGCACAGGCTAATGCACAGTCAGAACAAGAGCATGAAAAAAGTTTACAAGAAATTCAAATGCGTCACAAAGAGTATGACAATTTACTTAAGAAAGATTTCATGAACGAAGAGTACGACAGAAAAGTAGAGTTAGCTTACATTAACGGAGAGTTTAACACATTCTCTTTTAAAGACGGAGATAGTAATGCTAATGGTGTACCAGATGCTTTAGAAGTACAGAAACATAATCTTGAAAGAGAGAAATTATACGAAGAAGTTAAGTCTAAAAATCAAGACAGAAGGGATAAACTTAAGTCAGAATTAGAAGCTAATAAACTAAAACGTGAAGAGATTGCATCTAAAGAAAGGATTGCAAAGAAGAAAACAGTAAGTAAAAAGTAAGTTTAATCAAATTGTTGTGCTACTTTTGTCATAACAAAAATTTTAAACATGTTTATTAATCGAAGATTATTAAGAGAACCTAACCCAAGCGGTACAGGAGGTGTACCTACATTAAGTGATTTAACAGATCCAAACTATACTCCGCCAACTCCGCCACCTAGTAACGAAACTCCTGCAGAACCTGCAACTCCGGACCCAGTAACACCTGTAGAAGGTTTAGATGAGAAAGGAAATCTTTTGGAAAACTATGAGCTTAATGCTGATGGAGTACCTACTAAAAAAGAAGAGACTGCAACTAATGAAGAAGTTACTGATGACGCAGAAGATGATTTTGTAGAAGACTCTAGTGATTTCTGGAAAGCAGTAGAAAACATTACAGGAATAGAACTTGAGATTGAGTACCCTGCAGGAGTGGACCCTTTGTCGCCAGAAGGAGTTGCTTTAAGAGAACAAACTTTAGCAAGCTCAGCTGTAGACAATTATGACAATCATTTAAAAGAGACTCACCCAAGAGCCTACGCTTTCTTCTTGCACTTGCAGAATGGTGGAACAGAAGAAGATTTTTTTGAACAAAAGTCTCCTACGTTACCAACAAGAACAGAATTTATAAACAACTTAGACATACAAGCTGAGACTGTAAAGAACAGTTTAGTATTAAAAGGAGTACCTCCTACAGTAGCACAAGCTACCGTTGACATGTACTTAAAAGACAATGTACTTTCTGATGAAGCTATTAAAATCTTTGACCAATACGAAGAAGCTCAAAAGAGACAAATAGCAGAAGCTGAACAAATTAATTCAGAAAACTTAAGACGTCAAAAAGAAAATGAAAGAGCATTAGTACAAACCGTACAAGAAGGCATTACTAAAGAAATGAACTTTGTAATACCGCAAGCTAAAGTTAATGACTTTACTAATTTTGTTTATGACAACATTAGACAAGACAATGGTGATTACTATTTAGTTCAACCAATCAAAAAAGAAAGTATTAAAAATACTTTAGAGGCTTTATATCTTCAGTACGTTAAAGGAGATATTAACAGTCTTGTTGAACGTCAAGCTAAGAACAAAGCAGTACAGAGATTAAGGCTTAACATGGAAAAAGATTCTAGAACAAAAGCTGGGTCCGAAGGTATTGGAAGTTCAAAAAAGAATTTAACTTTGGGCGATATTTAATTTAAAACTAAAACATTTTTACAATGAACAATCCGATGCCAGCAATGAAGTTTAGAGTTCAAGAGCAAATCTTTGATTCAAAGAGTATGCTTGATGAAACAAACTTCTATTCGCACAGACAAGGTATGCCGTCAGAGTTGACAAAAAAATTGACTTACATTTTAGGAAAGGAAACTAACAGTTATCCTTTATCTATGATGACAGTTGGTGGTGTTGGCTTCGGTAATACTAACACAGCACATGAAATCGACGATGTGCAATTTACATACCCTGTAATGGGCCGTATGAACAAAACCAATCCTGTATATGCTACACAGTACAGTTCAGGAGACAAACCGGGTATTGGTAATTCCCACTTCTACATCACTTTCGGTGACAATTGGATTAAACGTTTTTACGTAATCCAATCTGAAAGAGGTATCCAAGCTTATGTACTTGAAGATCCTAAACCAGTTCCATCTGGAGGTTTCAGATACAAAGTACAATTGTCAGCAGCTACAGGTTCTGACTATTGCCCTGTTGACCAATTAGCAGAGAACGTAAACTGGACAGTATTACACACAGGTGTTGCTGAATCAGAATCACGTACTACTGAATCTAACATGGTTATGCCAGGTAAATTCAAAAACCAAATTTCTTTCATGCGTACAGGTATGAGCTGGGCAGGTAACTCTGCTAACAAGTTCATGAACATTGAAGTAGAAACAGACAAAGGTAAAACTAACGTTTGGATGGACTACTTTATGTGGCAGTTTGAAAAACAATGGTTAGAAGATTGTGAGCACTTCTATTGGTACTCTCGTTACAACAGATTGTCTGATGGTACTATTCCATTGAAAGATTTACTTACAGGTAAAGACATTCCAATCGGAGCAGGTGTATTAGAGCAAATTGGTAACAAATCAACTTACTCTAAATTAACTTACAATTCTTTATCAACTAAAATTGGTGATGCATTGTTTGGTCAAACAGATAGCGGTAATATGAGTTTAACTCTTATGACTGGTACTGGTGGTTTCCGTGAATTCGATCGTTGTATGAAAGAAGCAGGTGCTACTTTACTTGGACCATTCGGAGCAGGAGACATCGCTTCTAAATTTGTAACAGGTACTGGATACAATTTAGCTTTAGGTGGTTTCTTTGACCAATTCTACCACATTGATGGTTACACTATCAAAGTGAAGAAAAACCCAATCTTTGACACTGGTCGTGTTGCTTTAGGTTCTCCTAAACACCCTGAATCAGGTTTACCTTTAGAGTCTTACCGTATGGTATTCTTGGATGACTCAGACGTTGATGGAACTCCAAACATTACGCATGTTGCTCAAAAGGGCCGTGCTTACATGGACGGTGTAATCAAAGGTTTAACTCCAATGCCTAAATCAGTAAGTATCTTAACTGGTGGTGGTACAAACGAAGGTTCTAAACTTTTAAGTACAGATCAAGATAAATCAGCATACACACGTTTTAAATCTGCAGGTATCCAAATCTTGCGTGCAAACCGTTGTTTCGATTTAACTTGTGAATTAGGTCTTTAATTATATAACTTGTAAAAGGGTTGGGTTACCTTCCCTTTTACTTTTACTTTTTAAAATAAAATAAACACAAAATGAAAAAACTATTTTTCTTATTCGCCGTAATCGGTTTCTGCTTATCAACGACTCACACGTCGGCTCAAGAGTACTCTGCAGATAGTACTTACACAACCTTTACACCTCAAGTTTCAGCAGGTGCATCGTATTTTTCAAAACCAATTTTTGTTCCTCAATCTTACATGATTACAGTTAGTGCGTATGTAACAGCTGATACTTTGACAGGAGGTGCTTCTTTGTGGGTTTCTACAGATGGTACAAGATGGAAACAATGGAAGAGTACTGAAACATTCCCGTACAGCAATGTATCAACAATGGATACTATCGCATTCGCTAACTCTACAACTTCTACAACTTACGTAAAACATTGGGTATTTCCTCAAAGTTATTTCAATTATTACAGAGTACGTTATTTTAGTGGTGCTTCAGGAACAGGTGGGAACAATGCTTCTAACTTAGTTACTATTAGAAGTAGATATACACTTAAGAAGCCGTAAGGTTACTATTTTTTTTTTAATTTTAGCTTAAAAGCTCTAGATTTTTCTAGGGCTTTTTTGTTTGTTAGAAAACTTGTACTACATTTGTGAAATAAACAGTATCAAATGAATAAAGCAAAACATAAAAACAGCCACGAAATTACTATTTGGAGAGCTGGTACTTTTTTAACTGAGACACAAGGTGAAGCAGTTAAGGATTATTTTGAAATGACTAAGATGTCAATAGGGTCTTACTTTGAAGGTAAAGGCTCTACAAGAATTGCATCAGGTTTATCGTTTGCTGAAGAGCGAATATTACTTCCATTAGTACTTGAAGTAACTGCAGACGATAGAGAGTTTTTAAAAAAGAGAAACGATTTCTACGCAATTATGGATACACAAGTATCTTATAAAAATGGTGTAACTCTTGAAATTGGTTTAAGTGAGTCTAACAAATTAGAAATTACAAACACTAACCTTCCTTTAAAAGTTTCTGACTATTTAAGATACAGACAGATTATAGAACATCCAAGTGTTGCTAAGTCTAAAGAAGAGATGGTTGGTAACTCACTTAAAAAGTTTTATATCTTTGATAGTATTT